CCTTCTCGCATATGACAATCCAAGCTGCAAAGAGCATGCGCTCTTTGAAGAATGGATTGTCTTCTGGTAGACTAGGATGGAACTTCATCAGCCGGATCGATCACCTCGATCCGGTTGATGGTCACGTCCTATTCGAAAAACATAAAAGGATAGTAAGTCTGGACTGGCGCTCAGCCACAGATATACCGTCCTTTAAATCAGCACATATGGTGATGGGTAGACTCCTCGAAAAGATGAGACTACCTGCCACCATATTAGATCCCATTAAATGTATATGGCCTGGTCCAAAGGACATATACATTAATGGAAAGTTTCACTCGGTCCAGGTCAACGGAGTCCCCATGGGGGATCCGTTGACTAAGTCCAATTTGTCTTTAGCTCACCCTATCTGTGAGGCGTACGCCTCAAAGAAAGAGCCGAGCGTAAAAGTTGTGCACGACGGCAACGGGGATGATACTGCTATCATCCTCGGTGCTGACGAGCCGTCCAAAATGATCAGGTGGGTTCAATACTTCAACAACGCGGCAGCGATGTTGGGGTATGAACTCTCCGAAGATGACTTCTTCATAACAAGTTCCTGGGGAACTTATTGTGAAGAAGTCTTCCATATTCCACTTGACCGCTTTAACACCGTACGAACGGCGTCAAAGCTCAAGGACAATAGATTGTTACCATACCTAGATCATCCCAAGATGAGACTGGTATTGGATACAAAGAAAGATAGGAGAGATTACTCATCCGTCAAAGACGGCAAGTATACTCTCCTAGGTAAAGACACAGAGTACTCGGAACAAGGCGTTGAAGGACACCTATTCCAAGTAGCATCTGTGATGCAAGACATATGTCTTGGTCTGAGGTACGAGCGTAGGCCCGTATATCTACCAAGACAAATCTTTAGCGTTGGCAAAATGCCAGCTTTCTGGAATACAGAAAGCTGGGCTAATGCCATATGGAGTCAGATCCCTAAGGTCACGAACGTTACCGTTCAAGCTCTTAGGGAGTTATTAGGAGAAGTTCCAAAGAACTTGACCAACCTGAGGTCGGTCAAGACTATGGAAAGACATTTTGATAGCGAGGCCGTCACCGAGGTATTCTCAATACCCGAGGACGACCCCATCAGAAATTATATAATCGTCCCGAGGGACCTTGCTAGCAA